GGGTTCTTGAAGGGTCGGGTTCTACTCGACCTGAGCAATAAAGCTCACTTCGGCGGTCCGTGATTTAGAATGCACGGACCCACCCCAGATGATACTGCAAGTTGTCTGGTGACAACCAGTCAGCGGTATGTTCATCTACACCCGTGGTTAAGCCACGGAACAGACGGCACCTGCCATCTTGTGGCGCCGCATAGCGGCGCGGGCTAGCAATTATGGAACGAGCCTCGAAGTACTGGTACCGGGTGTTAAACCGGATCTCAGTCCCCCTGCGCAAGTTCCACCGAAGTGCTTCTTCAGCACCGCGTTGGTTACTAGGCCAACCACGCTCCCACAGCATACCTCCGGTACAACCGGCGGCGAGGCGGAATCCTAAGTAGGACTCCACTTCAAGCTCAAGGAACGTACTTAGTTGGACATACCCTAGCCGTCTGGCCCGATTGGCCAGATCTATAACGGCATAGGCATCCGACATACTGGTGAGGGTGAGGTTCTGTAGGCGGGCGATGTCTAATCGCTCACCATGGAATGCATCAACACCACAGGATTCCCTATAGAATCCCTCGCTAAACGTCTTATTGGGGTTAGGCACTAAGCCGCACCCTTTCAGACATTCGCAAACATCCTTGCAAGCCTCGCGGCGTACAAGAATGTCATCACCAAATACGAATACTTCCGACCTATTTTGGGTAAGCCATTTACTGGCTGCCCTATTTCGGACGATTTCTTCGTATGTCACTCCTCGACTCACAAGGGTCGCCGCAGTGGCTAAACCCCAGAACACCAAGGATTCGATCGGGAAACACATTGCTGACCCCATAGGGGCAAACATGTGCACTCTCTCTATCTCCTTGCCTATCTTTACATGAGTTGCTCTAGAAGCAGCCAAGAACTGGCAAGTCCCCTTGTTGAAAAGGAACCTAACCAATCCCCAACTCACTAGATCGCTCGCATCCTTTAGATCTATGGTGGCGAACTCTCGCGTCCGTGAGGACTCGAGGGCGAGCGAACCATTATTCTCCTGCTTGTCAAACTTTATCGACACAGCAGGACCTTCCGCATTGTGAAGGCGGTTAGTACGGAGGATGGATGAGGTCTCAATAGCCCTCTCCAGAACTCGGCGCTGCCCTTGCTGGATCCACATCAGCCCTACAGGCTGAGTGCAGATTACGCGCGGACCACGTCGGTCTTTCGGAACTAAGCTGAACTTGCAGACAGGGTCTACAAATCCAGCGTCGGAGTGATTAAACTCCGACGGTGTGGGTGTGAAGTACTCGGAGACGGGATAAAACTTGTCGGTAATCCGACAAGCTCTCCCATCCAGTTTCTTCCACTTATCATAACCCTTCTTTGCATCAGAGACAGCACCGGGACCGTGAGAGGGTTTAATCTCCCTCCAGTCTATTCGATGTGTCACCATGTTGCACAGTAGACGGGCTACCCTCAGGCATTGTCCTAACGGCGATTCCGTAGCGCTCTTAGAGCGATACGTATACCAATCGTTAGAACGGCAAGTGCAATTTCTCGCACGATAGCCATCTTGCGCTGAGGCCCTTTGCTTTGCAGTGACTTCATTTGACTTAGACTTATACGTGAACAGACAGATCTGACGGACGGCTTTGAGCATGCTCGCTGAGCGATCACGCAAAGAACCAACCACCAGCCTAACTAACTCATCCGGGCATTGCAGGATTATTGATTTCTCCTGCGTTACCACGGCAAGACGTGTCGATCTCTCGACCGTCGCTGACTGACCTTGCCCTTTCGGGAGTGTCAGTATCGATGTAACTGTCTCGATACCGATCATTTCGATCGTTATTAGTAGTTCCTTCCATAGCCCCTCGTATAGAGTGGCCCTAGAAACATCCAGTTGCGGGATTTCCCCGTATATGCTGGATATGTCACGTTGCAGGCGATCATATATTGCTTGTATATTCATAACAATGTTCCTAAGTTAACTATTCATTATACTTGGACAACCGCCTAGACTACCCCCCGCTGCCTTTTTAAGGGCAGACAGAGAATAAGCTAATCGAGTGTCTTACTTTCGGTTAGCTACAGACCCCGGCCCAGATTACTGGACCACGCCATTCTTCCACGCGGCCACGTTGGTCGCGCGGAGGGTGATGGCGCTGGCGAGGTAGTCGGTGAGATCCGCGATGAGGGCATCCACGTTTGTGGAGTCCATATCATCGGGCACATCGAGCTGGAGGCTGATATCGCCGTACTTGACCAGGTCACCGGACGCAAATGAGCGCCGGATGCTGATCTTTCGGACTTTATTCAGACTCCCTGTCTCCTGGGGATTCTTCTTCGATCGAAAGTCGAGGAGAATCGAATCAGGGAGGGTCTCGCCACGTGAATACGTGGTGAGGACGGTTGAAGACGGGCCTGGTCGGCTCGTCGCCTCAAACACTTTGGAGTTGAGGGTGATACTCATTGTTAAATCGCACTTTTAGAGTCGTGCGAAGACTTTGGGTTGAACGAAACTCTCGCTCTGGAGGTCTGGATAGTGAATACTTCCAAGACTAGTATGTAACCTAAACCATATGATCAACCGCCAGGTCGACCATACAACTTAGCAAGCGTAGACACGATGGGGCTCTCACGAGCCCCACGCGCGCCCTTGACTACCGAGTTGACTATCGCATTAGTAACTTTTTGCGACAGCGGATGTTGATCTAGGCCACGCAGGATTATTTTCCCGCGTTTTGTCGACACAAGCGATACAAGTCCGAGTAGGACGTATTGCATGGGTCTCCGAGGTACACGGAAGGACGGAAGAAGGGGGATACTTGGGTGTTGAGCCCGAGTATAGAACTTCTGCGTTACCCTTCCGACAACGTGATTGTTGTAACCCGATGTATCCTCGTTCCTCACCTCGATCACTCGAGTGCGAGAATCAGAGACGCAAACCGTGACCTCTGAGAGGTCATGGGTCAGAGAACCTTGAAGGTTCTCAATAGCGCCTCCTATATTATAGAACCAATCCACCACGAAGCTCAGCCTCGTGACAGACCAGAGCGTTGCTAAGGACGGGACTAAGCCTAAGGCACCTAGCTTATTAAGCAGGTCCTGGCCCTCCCCCGTTAACTTCGGTTTCACCTTAGCACGTATCGTCACACACACGACACGACTCTTGCTAACAGATTTCTCGTTACGAAGGTACTTGGCCCACCCGTAAGGGTGGTCCTGTCCCTCAAGCGTAACGTGATTCAGGCTGTCGACGGTAGAACTCATTGTGAACTTATAATGTCTCACAACATAGCCATCGCCGATTGCTTTTAGCCTTTTCCGGACTGTTTTCGGAAACGAGCGTAATTCCCGTGTTATTGCCTTAAGGTCTGACAATAGGGGCTTCCAACCAAAGGAATAGTTTAGAAAACCATTCACAATATTAGAAGGTAACGCTCTCCTGCGCTGCCAGAGGTCGAATAGCCGGG